GAAAAGGCTGTTTCTTTCCCATTTTCGGGTTCCGAGAGGTCTTCAATAGCTTTTACACGTTTATCAGTAAGTAGCCTGTTGTTCCTTTCAGCATCTACAAGTGCTTTAGCATTATTAATAGCGTTCTGTAGGTCTGTTTGAATGTCTGCTACTTTGTTTTCTATATCTTCAGGAGCGGGAGACCAATCAGTGGGTTTGTTGCCGCGTTCGAGTTTAAGACTTCCAACACTTACTTTTCCCCATATCCATATACCTATTTCAGGTCTTTCAGAAGAGTTTTTAGCAGTAAATGTATATGAATATAGTTTTTCCTCAACACTATTAATACGTTCACGAATCATAACTTCATCAGGAGAATGTTCCCACTCATTTAATCGTTGTACAGCTACCCAATTATCTAAATAATTATCCACCATTTTACCCTTCCAAGATATAGTATATTGTTTTCCTATCTCAAGTTGTGATGATAAAGATAATTTTGTAAGGGGAAATTGATAAATAACTTGTCCAGATGTTGTGTTAAGAATTAGATTTCTTCCACCAATATTCAAATCATTTACTTTCTGCTCAGCAAAAGTTTTGGCTTGCTGGAGGTTTTGCTGGAGTTGTAAGATACGAGCTTGCTGCTCAGCTGTTATAGCTAATCCTGCTTGTCGATTAGCTTCTGCTATAGCTTGGGCTTTGGTGAGTTCGGATTGGGTACGGGCGTAGGCTTCGGTAGCGGTTTTAGCGGTAGCGATAGCCTGCTCACGAGATTGTCGCTCGGTTTGTATCTGTGCTTCGAGGTCTTCAGGAGCAGGAGACCAATCAATTCTATTTATATCACCTCTTTCAACCTTAACCCATTCTACAGTACTATTTACTACCACACTTGAGTCATAAACATAAATAACTAACAATTTAGGGTTGGTAGGGTCTGATAGCCAATTAAATGTTGATTGAAAAATTCCATTTCCTTTATCTTGTAAAACACACAACTCTTGATGTCCACTTTTATTATATAACGTAAAACATCTTTTACCAGCCCCTAATTCACCTTTTACAGTAATTGTAAGTTGTTCTCCTACTTTAGGTTCTTCAGATAGTAAAAAAGATAAGATACCATAAGTATTATTTGTAACATTTACTTTACTATTTAAAACAAGGTTTCTACCCCCTGCTGTAACATTATTCATCAAATCTTCTGGTGCTGCTGTCCAATCTGTAGGAGTATTACCGTATTCAAATTTAAAAGATGAAACATAAACTTCCTCTATATGTTTACCCTCAGTTGTGCAACAGAATTCGACAAA